GCTGGCACAGAGCAAATGAAGATGCAACAGTGGGGCGAACTACTTCGCCACATGGGTGCACTACTTCGTGACCTTCGTGACCTCACGATGCACCCAACTCAGCCTTTAGAGGCTGTAGTACTGACAGCCATGGCACGTAAGGGGCAAGACGGTGTATTCCGTCCTTACCTACAGGGTCAGCTGGCTATTCAGGCCCCCTACTTCTATGACATTCTTGGCGCTATCACAGTGGAGACGGAACCAAATCCTGACCCGATGCAAGCACCCCTAAAGGTAAGACGCATGTATGTTGAGCGTACGCCTGAATGGGAGGCCGGAGAGCGCGTCCAAGGCCGTCTAGGCAAAATAGTACAGCAGGGAGACCTGGGCGTCGAACGCATGCTAGATATGGTTTTTGGCGAGAAAAAGACCGAAACAGCAGCTACACTAACTAACTAACTAACTAACTAACTAAGTAAGGAATAAAATCATGAGTACAGTTAATTTTGCAGAGCTACTGGCGCAAGCTGGTACCGCAGCAACAAGCAACAACTACGAGCCACTACCAGATGGTGACTATGAGTTGAAAGTAGTCGAGGCAGAAGCAAAGACAACTTCAACTGGGAAGCTAATGTTCAAGATAACGAACGAAGTTCAAGGTGGAGCTCACGATAAGCGCCGCGTTTGGGACCAGCTAGTAGTTACAGCTGACAACCCGAAAGCTATGAACATGTTCTTCATGAAGGCCAGCGCAATGGGATTGGGCCAGGAGTATTGGGCTCAGAACCCAACCCCTGCTCAGATCGAACAGGCGTTCCCTGGCCGCTCTTTCCGTGGGACTCTAGGTACACGTACCTATAACGGTAACCAGAGCAACGAGATCAAGCGTTACTACGCTAGTACCGCTGCAGCTGCAGCTTCACCTGCAGCACCGGCTCCTGTAGCTGCTGCTGCTCCAGCTCCAGCTCCAGCTCCAGCTCCAGCTCCAGCTCCAGTGGCTGCTGCCCCTGCTCCTGCAGCACCAATTACTGCAGATACCCCGTTCTAAACAATAGAATATAAGCAGAAGGCGGGGCCTTAGGGCCCTGCCTCCTCCTTAAGGAGAGATTATGAAAATACTTTTTACTGGAATGAGCTCTAGTCACTGTAAAGAGACTAAGAATGTGTCATTCTTTAGTACTCTCGCATTGGCTTACGGCGAGGTTGCCACTGTAACCTGGGACTCACCCAAGACATGGTGGACTAGATCTAACCTAGAAGAATTTGACTTGATAGTTTTTGGGTTCTCCCCTCCAACATCTCCTGCAGCAAACAAGCTATACGGAGCACTACACGTGCTCAACCTTATGTACGAGTCTCCCAAGCTGCGCTTGGTTGTAGATAGCCCTCAGATTTGGCAATACAAAAATAGTATCCGGTCATTTAAGCGTGATCCTGATCAGGTATTCAGCAGCTTTTTCTCTAATCGTGTTGACTACTCGGTCTCTAAGAGTGGCCCAGTTAGATCAGCTATTGCGTCAGTTGCAGAGAAGATGGGGTCTCTTCCGTGGCCTAAAACTTTTGTGCCCGCTGTCCCTTGGCTCTCAACAGCAGATTTAGCAGCAAAGGCTTCTTTTATAAGCCCTAAAGCGATTATACCTATCTCTATAGACAGTTTTTTACTGCAGGATCCAACCAGCTCGCCGCTCAGGTCCAACACCTGGGCAGTGGAGAATCTAAATAGCTCTTGGTGGAAAACTGTAAACTTAACCACAAGGTATTCGGGAATAGCCACAGTGTCCGGGTCTAAGGACAAAGACGCACAAGCAATGGAAGTAATAAAGAGCTCGCTAGCGTTAGTAGTGCCTCCTCAAGACCGTAAAATGGGAACTTGGTGGTCGTACAGAGTGCTGCAAGCCCTTAATTCCGGAACACCTGTGGTGACATATTGGCAGGACACTTCTGACTTCGATTCATCGTGGGCATACCTTGCATATCAGATAGAGGATGCAGACCCATTTGAGCGCCAAAAAGTAGCGTCCGACCAGTTAGCAGCATACAGAAAAAGTATTCCAAGTAAAGAGGAAACATTAAACACGCTAAAATCTATAGTGATAGACTTATCGAAGGAGAGAATATAATGCCAGAAATGAACAATGAGTGGATTAAAGAGCAGCTAGCGGCTGCAAGAGTTAAAGTTGGATCGGGTAAGGCTATACTAAAGCTTCTCGAAACCTGGGAGTCACTACCGCCTCTAAGTGAGAAGATGACAGAGGAAGTTTTGACCATATTCCCTCAGCTCGCCATGGGATACGCTCTTAAAGATGAAGACACTAACCCTGAGTATAGCTGGCGTCCGCTTCAACCTGGCCAAGTTGTAGTTGGAGACGTTGTTCGCGTTAAAGGTGACGGTTTTGCTGATAAATTAGGCCCCATCCACAATGGGAGACTTGGCACTGTAGTGGCTGTCCGATATGGGGATGTAATTTTTAACAGTACAGACGGAAAAAATCCTGACCTTAAGGGTGTCCACTACTCTCCCTATAAACTAGAGAAACGCTACGGGTTAACTCAATAATGCGAACATCATTTGAGCTAAAAGTTGCAGCAGAGACTTTAGAGGAAGCAAAAACTCTAGCTATGGGTAAAATTGCACTATTCCTCGAAATTCCCATTGAAGAGGTCTTGGATCAGGTTACTCTAGAGATTAAGGTCTCGTACCCTAAAGCTGAGACCATATCTGAGGTTGAAGAAGCTCAGAAAGCAGATATATTTGTTGTAACTGCCTTTGGCTCTCTAAAACAAGGTTTAGTTAAGCCCTTTGGCAACAAGTAACTAGTTTTGTAATCTACGGTGAACCACCGTAATGCCTTATATAAGCTTATTTATGTGGACGTATTAAAATTAAGGCTACCTAAGGATCCCAGTTGGATTACTTGGGACGGTGACGGCTTCCCACGCCAAGGGTCAGAAGACTCTATTATATTTTTCTTGAGTGAGCACATATACTTCGACAGTGATATCTCCTACAGGAGGTCTCTAGCTTCCGCCATACAGCAAGAAGGCGTATCCGAGACGGCTGGTGCTGCCCATAGGCTTATAGACGCAGCATGGATGACTAAAGCCGGGTACTCCTACCTTGAGGGCGAAAGATTCCCTACCTACTACGACTTATCAGACGAAGAGTATGAACGAGACGCAACTTTTGTGGAGGTAGATATTGTTTAGTCAATCACCAGATTGGCACGATAAAGGAGAGTGTGCTAAACCAGAGAATCTAGACAAGATGGGTAGTTTTTTTGCTAACAAGCCCTCTCAGCAGTTAGAGGCTAAAAAGCTATGTAGTGCTTGCCCGGTTAAGCGCGACTGTATTAAGTGGGCACTTGACAACAAACAGCTTTGGGGTATCTGGGGTGGCTTGGACTACCAGCAGGTGAGAAATACTCTTTCCGTAAACTGGGACGGACAAGAGATGCGATATAAAAAGTTCCCCCTCTGCCCAAGCTGTCGTGCAAAAACTGACAAGCTAATAATCGCTACAGTAGATCGGCCTGACGGCGGCCGATGGGCAACTATGAAGATAGTTGGCTGCAGCGAGTGCAAATTCACGTGGCAAAGTAGAACTAGTGCTAACGCGGTAGAGGCATTTCATGCCCTTATCGAGAAAAACAAAGAAAACTAGATTTTACCTAAATAATACTCTAAATTGTTGTTTAGCCGAGAATCATCAGGATTTAGCTCTATAGCCTGTTTTCCGTATAGAATAGAGTTTTCAAAGTCTCCCAGCCAATAGCTGGATATAGCAGCTAAATCCCATGGGAGGTACCCCCATGCGAAATCTTCGCATAAAAAGTCCAATGGCTTATTTTCAATATCTAACGCCATTTTTGCGTATTTCAAGCATTCCTGCCAGTTAGACTCAGTGAAGTACAATTGAGAGAGTTCAACTAAGGACTCTCTTCGACCAGGAGCTTGGAGAATTGCCGATAAAAGCCACTTTTCACTCTCAACGGGAGTCATCTTGGCTAAATACCTCATAGAGGCAGCTCGTTCCGGTGCCCAAAGGGCCGTAGGGAGGGCAAGATGGCGTTTAAACTCTTCTATTGCTTCAGGATACTTATTCCAGAAGAAAAGTTCTCTGGCATAGTAATAAGCATTTCGGTCATCATTTGGTGCCTCATCGATAGACATCTTTAGAAGGGAAAAATACTGAGCCCTTGACTTAGTTTTGTCTGGGTGGTGTTGAATCTTAAGCCCAATCCATCCTTGAGTCTCTGGAATCTCCCCGTAAGGCCGTAAAACCTCATGAACTGGGTGCGTCCACCTATACCCAGCTCTAGCGTGAATCTTGTCACCGCCATACTGGAGCCCTGGCTCGGTCTCAGCGTCGTTTTTCCAGTTCCACGTATATTCATACCTCGGACGCGTCCAGCCCTTCTCTAGGGCATTCTCGAGCTCCTCACGCCATCCTGGTAAGAGGACCTCATCCATATCTAAGGCGATACAGTAGTCAACATCCTCAGGAATCGAAATAAGGGAGGAATTACGTGCGTCATCGAACCGCCAAGGTCGAACTTTTACGTCTATTACGTTAATTCCGAGCTTTTTGGCTACTTTTACGGTATTGTCCGTACTTCCAGTATCTGCGATTAAGAGGTAATCGGCGTCTTTTGCGCTTTCATGCCATTTTTTGACAAAACTCTCCTCATTAAGAGCAATTGTGTATACTGCTACCTTCATGAGCTTAGACTTCACCCTTAACAGCTAAAACGCTGATAAATTCTCGTGGCTCAAAGTCGCCACCGATAACGGCAGTCAGTAATCCGGGCTTTGACTCCATTCCGCTACGATCACGGAACCATTCGCTTCCGGGGTCTGTTGTAGGACACTGCAGCCATAGTCTGTCACTGATATCCATGCTTCTAAAGTTGTGGTAATGGCCCGACACCCACAGGTCAGCCATACCTAGAGCTGTCTGCCCTGCAGCGTGACCGGACAGGAATTTCATAATGTTATTCTGCCCTGCTTGGTGTCCATGGAATAGTCCCAGCATTGAGCCGGCAACGTTAACGGTTAGAGTCTGATGACCGCTAGAGGGATACCTGAACTCAATGTGGGCAAGCTCTGGGTTCTCTGCGCAGATGTCTTGGACTGCAGAAGCGATTTCTACGTTCCAGCCATCAGCCGGGTCAGCAGCTACCTGACGAGTTACCTCGTCATGGTTACCGTTAACAACAGGCACAATCATGTGATCTGTGAGAGGGGCAAAAGCTTTAATCTGTGCCAGAAGTAATCTACGGGCAACTCTTGTCTGCTCTGTGAGCCCTAGATCCGATGCAGCAAGACCCTGAAGCCTTCCATGCTGACTTGTGTTACCTTCAACGTGGTCTCCAGGTAGCGCAAGACAGATAGTTCCTAATGATAGGCCCATCCTCTTATATGCTTCAAACCTGTGTACCGCGCTCTCAGTGAGCTGCAGTAGCCGACCTATAGATTGTGGTGTTCCTTGGTCACCGGCCTTCTTACCGATCTGCTGGTCGCTAGGTGCCACCATGAAGGCACCTGTTCCGGTTGACTTCTTGATGCCCTTAGACGGGCGCCATTTTTTCATCTCGTCCATCAGGGACTCGACGTCGAAGCCATCTTCTGCAACTTGACCTGTTGGTACAAGGTTTACTCGTACCGATTCTAGGTAGTCACCATCAAATTTCTGCCACTTGCCTCTTCGCATGGACGAAACTGTCCACTCTCGAGGATCTAGTCCAAAGTCTTCCAGGACAGTAGTGGCGTCTGTTATTTCGCCTTC